CGGAGTCCTCCTTGGGTCACGCCGGTTTTACGCCCGGCCTCTGGTCCTCGGTCAGCGCACAGGTTTTGCTTTTCTGTGCGTGTATGTACGTTCTTTGGTGGGGCGCTGTCCTGTCATGGATTGTCGTGAAAGCACTTATCCGGGTTGTCCTGCGGCTGCTCGGATTCGTATTACCTTCGTCGAAACTCGATGGGTCTGGGCCACCTGTCGAAGTCGCGGGTGTGGCGTCTGCGGATGTCACGGCAGTTTCGGCTGCCAGGCTTCGTTCTAGGTCGAGGTGGGTGAACGCTTTGGAGAGTTCACTTGGAGGCGAGCGTGGGGCTGTTTCCCGGTTGTTGCGAGGGCGGTGGATACCAGACCTCCCCTCGGTCGATCGGGCCAGTTCTGCTAACGTCGTAGCAGCCTTGGTCGAAGATGGAGTTAGGTTCCTTGGTGGGGGAACCGTTGCCTGTTTCAAGGATGAGGGGGGCGTGGAGGTTTACCTCCATGTTTTACTCAAAGATGGTACTAGTCACACCATTTTCCCCTCTCTTGTGGCTGAGTTGTGTTGTTTCTCCGGTTTCCGTGTGAGAAACAGGGCGACTCTTTTAGCCCTACGTCATCGGGCCCTTGAGTGGGTCAAGAGGACGTCGTTGCGCTGGGCGGATGCTCAGCAGGGGTTTTTCTCCAGTATCGCGTTAGGAATGGCTGTCTCCTCTCAGGAGCGGGCAGCTTGCTTTTCCTTTGATATTGGGGAACCACATCTCCTTGAGGTCCTAGTTTAGGACAGCATGGCTGGTTTTGCAGGGCATTGTTGCGGCGAGGTCTCACTACCTCTAAGGGACGGTGCTACTCTGGATGCTAAATCGGTTAAATGCTGTCTTGAATCTAGGAGACTAATGCAGACAGCAAGCGTTGCGGCTGTCCCAGGCACTTGGGTGCCTCAGACGCACGCTAATTGTTGGCACAACGAGGTCTCGGCCCTTTTGAAGAGATCTCTCGGTCCTACACCCGGCTCGGCTGAGCGTTGCCGCCGACCTGTCTTGCGCGCTTTTGCGCGTTTGAGGCGGGTTGCTTCGCGATATGGCGGGTCAAGATGGGGCTACCTGGAGACGGCGCAATCTTACACTGGTGCTATGCGTCGTAGATACCTTGAGGCGGAAAGCTCGCTTATGCTTGATGGGCCGGTGCGCTCGTCGGACGTCAAGCTCAGAGCTTTTCTGAAGGCTGAGAAGTGGCATCCAAGTCGGTTGGCG